GTACTTGCCGAACTTATCAACAAACACTTTCCCGATTGGCGTAGGGTTCTCAATGAGTGTCAAAGATACTCGGTGGGAGGTAAGATAGATAGTGGAATACTAGCTCACTTCAGTGATGTAAAGGTTAATGATCTCATTAAAAACCTCAAAGCAAAGAACTTTTCGGAAGTACGTAAATGGTGTGTCAATAACTTGGACAATGATCCTAGTGTTTTATTGCGTCGCCTCTACGATAGTTTATACGAATCCCTTGTGCCTTCCACTATTCCTGCTGCCGTACTTGTTATTGCAAAGTACCAGTATCAAATAGCGTTTGTAGCAGATCAAGAGATAAATATGCTTGCTTGTCTTACTGAAATTATGGTGGAGTGTGAATTCAAATGAAGAAGATTTGTGCTATAATACGAAAATGGTTAGACCTAGATCACCACACACCTTGGGAGAAAAATGAGAACCCAGAATAAAGAGAACTATTATTATGTCTTTTGGGTAATTGCTATGATTGCTTTTATAGCACCTCAAGTAATGACTGCTATAGCCTATCAAAGATTGGGCAATATTCTTAGTAGACCTATTCAAGTTGAAGTTGTAAATCCTATGAGGATAAAGATGGGTATATGAAACAAACTAATCTTGAAGAAAAAATCCAAGTTGCTGAACAGCGTATTGCTGAATTGAACATTTTAATTACACAATGGAGAATCCAAAATGATAACCAAAGAAAAGCAGAGGAATCAGGTTAAATCGAAATTTTATTACATCTTTTGGGGTGTAGCAACAGTATCTGTAGTATTAGGTCAACTATATGTTGGTTCTGGATATAGAGTCTTTGCTCAATCTTTAAATAGAATCTTTGATACTATTGAAATTGAAGTTAATGATGATTATGACAGATTTTATTAGAAATTTAAAAAATCCCAAAACAGAAGAGTATAATATTTTAAAGAATGAAGTATTGGGTATGGATTTTACTTGGACTTATAAAGGTTCTACTGATCCAAGTATAAATTTAGATGCTGAAAAATATACTGCAAATCCAATATATCAACATACTATTGTTGCTGCTGCTGATGTCAGACCAGATTTTTTAGTTCCAAGAGTAGAATCTAAATACGCAGAACTTGTATTCGCTGTAATCAGGCAGATACTTGACTTTAATAAGATTAAGTATACTCAAATTCATAGATGTGTTATAAATCAACTTCATTATTGGGATGGAAAACCAAGTCCACCACATGTTGATCATTATAAATTTCCTCATAAAAATTGTTTAATTTATTTAAATCAGTTTGATGGTGGTGAAATTGATGTATATACTAATACTGGTCATATTGAATCTTATAAACCATTTGAGGATGATATAGTAACCTTTGATGGATATAATCATTCGGTTCATCAATGTGAACCAATGCAAAGAAGAGTAGTTATTGTTTTTACATATTCATGAGACCAGAAACTAGAGAATCGATGGAAATGTTATTTTCCGCTAAATGGAACTTGCCAAAAGCAGCAAAACACTGTAGACTATCACGTAAGGAAATGATGATTACCTTTAGTGAGTATTGTGCTTTGCACGAAACAACTTACAACAAATTTGATACAGCAATTCAATTAGAATTAAATTATGAGCAAAAAGGGACTAAAAACCCCACTTAGATATCCTGGTGGTAAATCTCGTGCCTGTACTAAGATGGGACAATTCTTTCCAGATCTTAGGGAGTATGTAGAATTTCGTGAACCTTTTTTAGGTGGTGGAAGTGTTGCGATACACGTTAGTAAGTTATATCCACATCTAAAGATTACTGTTAATGATCTTTATGAACCTTTGATAAACTTCTGGATGAATCTCCAGATGTTTGGTGATGAATTATCTAATAATTTAAAGAACCTTAAAATTGCTCATCCTAATCAAGATTCTGCAAGATGTTTATTTGCAGAGATGAAAGATGTTATTAATGATAATACACAGACTAATCTTGATAGAGCAGTTGCTTTTTATGTTGTTAATAAGTGTAGTTTCTCAGGTCTTACTGAGAGTTCTTCTTTCTCAGCACAAGCAAGTGATTCTAATTTTTCTTTGAGGGGTATTGAAAAGTTACCTGAGTATTCTGAGATTATTTCACATTGGCATATTAATTCATATTCTTATGAGTATTGTTTTAGAACAGATCTTCATGATGGATTGTTTATGTACTTAGATCCTCCTTATGACATAAAAGATAATCTTTATGGAAAGAGTGGATCTATGCATAAAAGTTTTGATCACGACAAATTTGCTGCTGATTGTGATGAACATAACCAGATAAAAATGCTAATTAGTTATAATTCTGATCAGTTAGTCAAAGATAGATTCAAAAACTGGAAAGCAAGTGAGTTTAAATTAACTTATACTATGCGTTCAGTTGGAGAGTATATGAGAGATCAGCAAGAAAGAAAAGAGTTATTATTGTTTAACTACGAATTACCAGAGGTAACTGCTAATGGATGAGGAACAACGACATATTAACGATCTGTATGAAGATATGGATCGTCTTAATGCTTTATATGAAGAGTTAATGTGGCCTCACGATGTAGAACTTGAGTTCACTGCTGATTATGAGAATGACCGAATTATTATTCAAATGAGGAAATAAAAATGATTTTTATTGCTAACAGTTATTGGATTGAGCACGGAAACTATGCAGGACTACCACCCGAAGGGCAACTTGTTGCTGTTATTATTGGGCTGCTTGCATTTTTAGTAGGTTATGGTTTGTATCTCACATTGGGAGCAGGTAAGGCAGATTTAAGAGATCCTATTGATGAACACGCTAAGATGCATGAATTGGGTATTGCCCACGGTCACGGTGGAAATAAAGATGCTTACGAGATGTCTGGTAAGTTAGATCATAAGCACGATGAGTCTTAAGGATTATATTGGACCTAAAACTCCAAAGAAAGATTGGACTGATGAGCATTGGTTACAACACGCTCATGTAATGGTTCATTCTCCTTGGATTACTGAAGATGACAGAGAATATTGGAGAGATAAGATTAAAGAACTTACAAAATGATTGAAGTATATGATGATTTTTTTGATGAGAATATTCGTCAAGAAATTTTTGATAGATTAATCAAACCACATTGGGGTATATCTGGAGGTGATTCCAGTAAACCTGAGATATTTTGGCATTATGATGGTCTTGAAGGTTCAAATCATAGTGGATATTTTAGCGAATATCTTTATAAAAAAATATGTAATAAATTAGATAGGGAATTTAAAGGTATTGAAAGGATATATGCGAATGGTCAAACTGCTGGTCAATGTGGAACTCCCCACACTGATGATGGAGATTTAACATTTTTATATTATCCAGTACCAGAATGGAATGTTACTTGGCAAGGACATTTAATATTTCCTAAAGAAGAACGTATAATAGAATGTAAATCAAATAGAGCAGTTCTTTTTGATGGATCTGTTGATCATTATGCAGATGCACCATCCAGATTTTTTAATGGATTAAGAATTTCGTTAGCATATAAACTATGGAAAAAATAATTTTTCTTTCTATAATATTTCTTGAAGAGTTTGTCAAAAGAACATTAATTGGTGTATACTATACTTGGCAAAAATTTGATTATTGGAATTTTAATCGCAAATTACCTAAATGAAAAGATTATGGAGGACTTGGAAGTATGCGTTGGGTAGCTTCTCTGACGAAAAGACTAGACGATACGACAACTACATTGTTTTGGTACGTTCTTTTATTTTCTTTTCTTATCTCGTCACTAATTGTTTTATTATTGCGGGGGTAATTAGACATTGGAATTAAAAGACTGGTTAAATTCTATCAACCAAACAAAAAAGAATTTGATTGATGAAGATCCATCCATAGAAAAGGAGTATGCTCCTTATATAATTAATCGCATTTATTCGGGACATCTTGATTCCGTGATGTTTGCTAATGAAATGAATAAGTATTCGTTTCTTGATAAGAAGATTCAATATGATTTTTATCTAAATAGTTTACGATCTAAGAAGAGGTTCTCTCCTTGGCTCAGAAAAGATAAGATTAAAGATCTTGATTATGTAAAACGTTACTATGGTTATAGTAATGAAAAAGCACAACAAGCATTGAAAATCCTAACTAAACAACAACTTAATTTTATAAGATCGAAATTTGAAACTGGAGGAAAGCAATGAGTGTGGTTAAGGAACCTGAAGTGAATTGGTCGCAAGATCAAATGGTAGAAGTGACTCTGAATGAGCCAGATGACTT